CAAACTTAACATCTCAACAACTTAATGTTTCTGGTATCAGTACTTTAGGTATTACAAGTACCACAAACTTAACATCTCAACAACTTAATGTTTCTGGTATCAGTACTTTAGGTGTTACATCAGCAACAAACTTAACATCTCAGCAACTTAATGTTTCTGGTATCAGTACTTTAGGTATCACATCAGCAACAAACTTAACATCACAACAACTTAATGTTTCTGGTATCAGTACTTTAGGTATCACATCAGCCACAAACTTAACATCTCAACAACTTAATGTTTCTGGTATCAGTACTTTAGGTATTACAAGTACCACAAACTTAACATCTCAACAACTTAATGTTTCTGGTATTACCACATTAGGTGTTACATCAGCAACAAACTTAACATCACAACAACTTAATGTTTCTGGTATTACTACATTAGGAATTACTAGTACCACAAACTTAACATCCCAACAACTCAATGTTTCTGGTATAACAACATTAGGTATTACATCAGCAACAAACTTAACATCACAACAACTTAATGTTTCTGGTATTACCACATTAGGTGTTACATCAGCAACAAACTTAACATCTCAGCAACTTAATGTTTCTGGTATCTCTACGTTTAATGGTAACGTTTATGTACCTTCTTCATCGGTTGGTATAGGAACTACAAATCCTCTTCAAAGATTACAAATAGGAACAGCAAATACTTTAGGTATCAATACGAATGGAACAGTATTTGTTGTTACTTCTAATGCCGATGTTGGTATTGGAACCACAAATCCAATAGCAAAACTTCATGTCATTGGTGATGGTAGATTTACTGGAGTCATAACTGCTACTACTTTTGTAGGAAGTCTTACTGGAACTGCTTCAACAGCAGGAGTATCTACAAGTGTTATAGGTGGTATTGCTTCTGTAACTCAACTAAGTGTTTCTGGTATTTCTACCTTCAACAATGATGTTCATATACCTTCTTCATCGGTTGGTATAGGAACTACAAATCCTCTTCAAAGATTACAAATAGGAACGGCAAATACTTTAGGTATCAATACGAATGGAACAGTATTTGTAGTAACCTCAAATGCCGATGTTGGCATAGGAACCACAAATCCCAGAGTAAAATTAGATGTTGTTGGTGATGGTAGATTTACTGGAGTCATAACTGCTACTACTTTTAGTGGAACTCTAAGTGGTTTTGCTTCAACAGCAGGAGTCTCTACAAGTGTTATAGGGGGTATTGCATCAGTAACTCAATTGACTGTTTCTGGTATCTCTACGTTTAATGGTAACGTTTATGTACCATCTTCATCAGTTGGTATAGGAACTACAAATCCACTCCAGAGACTTCAAATAGGAACAGCAAATACTTTAGGAATTAATACTACTGGAACTGTTTTTGTAGTAACCTCTAATGCCGATGTTGGTATTGGAACCACCAATCCAATAGCAAAACTTCATGTCATTGGTGATGGTAGATTTACTGGAGTCATAACTGCTACTACTTTTGTAGGAAGTCTTACTGGAACTGCAACAAGTCTCAGTGGTGGTGATATTGGTAATATTCCTTATCAATCTGGTGCTAATGCTACAGCATTTTTGACTAATGGTGGTACTGGAACAATTCTTCAATCAAATGGGATTGGTGCTACACCTTCTTGGATTACTCCTGCCCCTGCTGGTGCTATTACTGGTTTAACAATTCGTGATGAAGGAACACCTGTTGGTGGTGCTAATTCAGTATCTACATTAAATTTTGTTGGTGCTATAGTATCTGCTGCTTCTACTGCTGGTATAGCAACAATTACATTCTTAGATTATGTTGGTAATGCTGGTTTTGCTACTAATGCTGGTATAGCAACAAACCTTAAAGGTGGTGATATTGGTAATATTCCTTATCAATCTGGTTCTAATACAACAGTATTCTTAACAAATGGTTCTCCTGGAACAATACTCCAATCAAATGGGATTGGTGCTACACCTTCTTGGGTTTCTGCTACTCCTTCTGGTGCAATTAGTGGTATTACTGTTAGAGATTCTAATAGTAATATTGTTGGTACTTCTGGTAGTATAACTCAATTAACTTTTAGTACTGGACTTTCTGTAAATGGAACAACAGGAGCAGCAGGTATTGCTACTATTACATTATCCAGTAATATTGTAGGAACTGCATTAAGTATTTCTGGTATTTCTACATTCACCAACGGACCAGTATTCATTGGAACAGCAACCTCAACAGGAACCGCATCACAACCACTTCAAGTATCTGGTAGTGCTTATATTGCTGGTGATAGTAATTTTGTTGCGCTTGGTATTGGTATTACTAATAACACCACATATCCAGTTGATATTAGATTGAGTAGTGGTACTAATACTCCACAGATAAGAATTTCTCCATCTACTAACACAAGAGTTGCTGGTATTATCTACGCAAATGCTGGTTCCAGTAATATGTTTGCTGGTATACTGAATAGTGCTGGGCAAGCTACCAATTTTACTAGTGGTAATTTGCCTGCTTATGCTGGTATGGTTGGGATGAGTGCTGGAACATCTCCACTACTTCTTGTAACTAATGCCTTAGAAAGAGTTAGAGTATTTGATACTGGTGAAGTAGGTATTGGAACCACAGTATTAACAGGAACAGCATCACAAAGACTTCAAGTATCTGGTGGTGCTTATGTTTCTGGTAATCTTGGAGTTGGAATAACAAATCCAGCATCAAATACCCAAGTCGCAATCGCAGGAACATTTGGTATTAGTGAGGTTGGTGGTGCTGGAACAAGAACTTTATTTACTTCAAGCACTTCTGGGTTCACTCTAAATCATAATGATAATAGTCAAATTACATTCCAGACATTAGGAACTAATAGACTTACATATTCTCATTCTTCTAACTTCTGGACTATTCCTGCTGGTATTCCATTCCTTGTAGGAACTGCATCTTCAACAGGAACCGCAAATCAACTGTTGAGAGTTGAAGGTGGTGCTTATGTTTCTGGTAATCTTGGCATAGGAACCACAAATCCAGGAGCAACTTTAAATGTAGTTCCAACAGCAACTTCTATTGCTGGATTATTCTCTGGAACCACATCAAGTGATATGGTTCGTATTACTCAACTTGGAACTGGTAATGCTCTTGTCGTTGAAGATTCTACAAATCCTGATAGTAGTCCCTTTGTTGTGACTGGTATTGGTTCTGTTGGTATTGGAACTGCAAGTCCAGCATTTACAGCAGATATTGCAGGAGACGCAAGAGTAACCTCCACAAACAAGATGAGATTCGGTGGAACTTCTTCTACTACTAACTTCTACATTCAATATAATTCTACAACTAATAGTTTAGACTTCGTATCGGGATAACATTATGCCAACTGTAGCACGTTTAGACCAATATGCATCAATGCTCGCATATGAGTTTGATGAGACTACTGCGAATAATCCAAGTATTACTGGACTTGGAACTTATTATGCTTCAGAGTTTTCTGAAAATGTAGGAATTGCAACTACAATGACAGCAAATATATTCCCACCTTATGATCTTGTATATGATGAGTTTGGAGGAACTCTATTTGGTCCAGGGCAAGGAAGATATATGAGGCAAAATACTGATAAGTCGGTGATTGTTTATAATGAGATTGATGAAATTACGACTATTTACTAACACATAAATATAACAAAGGTATTCATTAATTATGGCAAGAAAGGCAATACTGGAAACGGGATATACATTCACTCCTTCCACAAATACTATCGTCATTCCCCGTGTTATACCAAGGGAACGATTAATACTGATTACGAATGTAACGACGAACACAGTAATCTATAATTTTTCTGACTCAAACCTAAAGGCAAATACTTATACTGTATCAACAACTGGTGGTACAACTACAACCACAGTCGTATTGAATTATAATACTGCTGGAATGTCCAGTACTGATAAACTTCAAATCACCGTAGATGAGTATGATGAGAAGTTTACACCTTCGGAAGCATATGTAGACCCAGTAAATAAATTCCGTACATCATCACCACAAGCACTGATTGATACTGACTTTGAGTATGGTACTCAAATCTCCAAGTGGGAGAATATTGCAATGATTAATAATCGTCCTTTTGCTTTTCCTTCTTCTGTTGGTATAACTGGAATTGGTACGATGACACTACCAACCAATTCTAAAACTGTAACGGTTATAGTTGGTGCGAGTGGGACTACAACCGTTCCTGGAATTGGAACAGCAATTACTGTCCAAGATACTTATTTGAATATTGCAAATGGAAACTTCATTATAGAAAGTGTTGGTGCTGGTAGAACAAACTTTACATATACCGCAAGAGCAACAAATAGTGGATTAGTCACTAGTATTTTTGATCCTAATAAGACTAGTATTTTTAGTGGAACAGTTTATTCTGGTGCTGGAATTGGCACAACTCCCACATTTACCTTTGTTGGAACTGCGGTCACTGTAACCACAACAGTTCCTCACGGACTTGCGATTGGAAATGAAGTTTCAATTGTTGGAACTTCACAGACAAATGCAAATGGTTCTCACATTGTTGCTGGTATTACAAGTTCAAGAACCTTTACTTATTATACAAATACTGCACCAGGAGGAGCTCCAAGTGGTGGTTTAGTTTATGTAAGACCACAAGGACAATTTTTACATAGACCATTTGATGGTGGAGTATTCTTTACAAGTAATGCAAATGGTAACTTTGAGACGGCAACTCGTCAAACAAGAAGATATTTCCGTTATCAATCTGGTAAGGGTCTTCAAGTTAGTTCTGGTACAATTATCAAACCAAATCTACAAATTGATTCACTAACTGCTACTGGAATCAGTATTGGTAGTACAATTAATGTACAAACAAAAGAACAACACAATATTCAGGCAGCAACTCCAGGAACTCAAATCACAATTATTGGTGCAGACCAAACTGGATATAATCAAACTTATAGTGTAACTTCTGTAACTGGTTATAATACTTTCCAAGTGACTGCAACTGCAGGACTTACAACTACAACAGCATCTGGTAATTATAGTTGTAATGTTGCGAGTTGGTATGGATGTGCAAATCGTCTTGGAATATTTGATTCTCAAAACGGCATTTTCTTTGAGTTTGATGGACAAACACTCTTTGCAGTTCGTAGAAGTTCTACCTTCCAACTCGCAGGTAAAGTAACTGTAACGAGTGGTATTAATACAATAACACAAACAAATGCATCATTCCCAACGGCATTTGCAAAACAACTGAATATTGGAGATTTTGTTGTTCTTCGTGGGCAATCATATCGTGTGATTGATATTGCAAGTGATACAAGTTTAACAATCTCTCCTTCTTATAGAGGAGCATCGGCAGAATACGTTATTATGTCAGAAACAATTGATACAAAATATCCACAATCAACTTGGAATATTGATAAGTGTGATGGTACTGGACCTTCTGGTTATAATATTGACCTCACCAAGATGCAGATGTTCTATATGGACTACTCTTGGTATGGTGCTGGATTTATTCGTTGGGGATTTAGAGGTCCAGATGGTAATGTACTTTATTGCCATAAAGTTATAAACAATAATGTGAATACAGAAGCATATATGCGTTCTGGCAACCTACCAGCACGTTATGAATCTGAAAGTAGACCTCCAACAACTCAAATTACTGCTACTTTAGGGTCATCTGATACTACTGTTGGTGTTGCAAGCACCGCAGGATTTGCACCTTCTGGAACATTACTTATTAGAAATGCAGAAACTTATGAGTATGCGAATTATGCTGGTATTGGTACAACTGCATTTACTGGATTGACCAGAGGAAAATCTGGTAATGCTTCTCTTGCTCTTACCAATATTGCATCAGGTTCAAATGTGGCAACTGCAACTACAACGAACCTACAAGTTGGACAAAGAATTATAGGTGCCGGAAACACAAGTTTCCCTGAGGGTACTTATATTAGTGCTATTGGTGTTGGTACTGTTTATTTCAGTCAGGCAGCAACCGCAGCAAACCCAACAGTGGCAGCAGTTCCTATGGGTTCACCAGTAGGAGTAGCATTTACTTATTCTCCAACTGACCCAGTTGCTGTTGAGTTTGCATTCCCAACTTATGGACCTTCCATATCTCACTGGGGTACAAGTGTCATTATGGATGGTAGATTTGATGATGATAAATCTTTGGTCTTTGTTTATGGTCAGTCTAATGCACTTGCTATTGGATCAAGTTCAACCAGAGCACTATTTTCGATTCGTGTAGCACCGTCGGTAGATAATGGTATCTCTGCAGGATTTGGAGCAAGAGAACTTGTTAATAGAATGCAATTGACACTTAGAGCACTTGATGTTGCTGCAGTTCCACTTTCAGGTACTGTAAATGCAAACTTACTTGTACAGGCAGTTTTGAATGGAACTCCATCCACTGCAACAACTTGGACAAATGCTGTTGGTAATGTTACTGGTCGTATCAATTCATCTCTTGCACAAATTGCAGATTATGCTGGTATTACTACTACAACTGTAAGTGGTGGTGAGGTTACTGCTGGTTTCTTCGTGGGTTCTGGTGCAAACTCAATTGACCTTTCACAAGTTAGAGACCTTGGCAATTCAATTGTTGGTGGTGGAGGAACTACTGCTAATACTCAAATTTATCCTGACGGTCCTGATACATTAACGATTGTGGTTACTAATCTTACAACAGTACCTTGTAATGTGTTTGGTCGTTTATCTTGGACGGAGGCACAAGCATAAGAAATGGCAAAACTTAAATCTGGTACAAGGATTTACGGAACCGCAACGATTGATACAAGTGTTGTTGTAGGTTCTGCTGTAACATTAAGTTCTTCTGGAGTTCAAGTCACTGGTATTAGTACTTTAAATAATGCAACAGCAACACAACTTCAAGTCACTGGAGTTTCTACATTCACTAATGGACCTATATTAGTAGGAGCAGCAACATCAACGGGAACTGCAGCACAAAGACTTCAAGTAACTGGCGGTGCTTATGTTTCTGGTTCTGTTGGAATTGGAACCACAAATCCAACATCAACACTTACAGTTGTTGGAAATGGACTGTTTAGTGGAACTGGTATTGTGACTGCCACAACATTTGTAGGTACTCTTACTGGTACAGCAACTACTGCTAATAACGTAAGTCAAGATATTAACATAAACACTACTGGTATTATAACTGCAACAAAATTAGCTACAAATGGGGATGATTTTTATGCTGATGATTTTGTAAGAATTGGAAGGGGAGATGGTTCTACTAGTGCTCATAATCTAGTATTTGGAGACAGTGCTTTATTTAATTGTAATCCTAGTCCATTTGGTGGAGCGTCTAACAATTTTGCTTTTGGATGGAATGCACTTTATACTCATACAACTGGAAGTGATAATATTGCTATTGGTAATTATGCACTTTATACCAATGGTGGTGGTGAATTCAATTTAGCTATTGGACACGCCGCACTTCGTAGTAATGTTTATGGAACTAACAATTTAGCTCTTGGAAATAATGCACTTTACAGTAATACTGGAAGTACCAATTTAGCTATTGGACGAGGAGCACTAACTGGTGGTGGAAATATTAGTAATAATATTGCTATTGGTTATGATGCTGGAGGTGGTGTCACAGGTGCTTCAGATAATAATATTATTATAGGAAATTCTATTGCAGTTAATAGTGCAAGTGGTTCTAATAATGTTGCTATTGGAACTGATGTACCAAACCTTGCTGGGTCCAATCAACTTGCTATTGGAAATTATAATGGTACTTGGATTTATGGTAATAGTTCTTATAATGTTGGTATTGGAACCACAAATCCAGCATACACTTTACACGTTCAAGGTAATGCAAGAATCACTGGAGCATTTAGAGATTCCACGGGAAATCCAGGAACAAACGGTCAGGTTCTCCAATCAACAGGAAATGGAACAGGAACTGAATGGACTACTGCTGCTGCTGGTGGTGGTGGTTCTGGTAAATTTGATACAAGTATTGATAATGTCCTTTATGTTCAACCAACAGGAACCTTAGATATTGTCGGTGTAGGTACAACAACCACTCAAATCACAACACTTCCTTCTGGTTCAACTAAATATATTGTTCATTCAATTCACGTTACAAATATATCCAATGGTGATGCCGAAATCACTGCTGGTTTTGTAATGAATGCAAGAAAAGTTCCTGCATCAATTTCAGTCAGTGTTGGTTCTAGTGGTGGTCCAGGTATTCATACATTTACCGTAGGTTCTGCAAGTAGCATTACTGTTGGTATGGCAGTCACCGGAACTGGTAATATTGGTGAAACAACAGGTATTGGTTCTACTGCTGGATTCCAGTTTAATACTTATGTAACCAGTGTAGATGGAAATAACATTACATTAAGCAAACCAATGAGTGGTCGTGCTACTGGCACTTTATTCTTCTCACCAGTATCTGATGTTGTATCCAGACTTCCAGTTCCTGTGGGTTCTGCCGTTGAACTCTTAAAACAACCGATGATTCTGAATGCATTGGATAGTATTGTGCTACAATCTACTGGTGCTGGTACTGGTATTGGTTCAACATCAACGGCAGCAATTTCACAAACAGCAAACTCCAACTTCCTAACAGTTACTGCTGGTGCTGCAATTACAAACTTCCTTGCTTCTGGAATGTTAATTCAACCAACTGGTAGTAATACTGGTATTCAAACCAATACTTTTGTGGGTGTTGGTTATACTCCTGGTGAATTGAGAATTCCAATCACAAGACCTGCGACAGTAGCACTTGCATCTACATCACTTTCATTCACAGAAGTCGTTGTTCCACAAGACGGTGCATTGCAAGTCACGGTTGTTTATCAGTCATCAACAGATACTTCCTATCAAAATGGTACTGGAACTGTTGTTGCTATTTCTTCAAACACTACTTCAGTAACTGCTGGTCTTTCATCAACTCCAGTTGCTTATTATGGAACTGGAAATACTTATCCATCAATCATTCAGTCCATAAGAGTTTCCAATATCTCTGATGGTACTATCTATCCTGGTGGTGATTATCCTGTTTCTGTAGGTATTGGTAATACTGATACAATCTTCTCCTGGTTGGCATATAATATGGTGATTCCAAGAAACTCTTCAATTGAACTTTGTGAATCACCGAAGAGATTGGGAATTGGTCAATCAATCTTTGCCTCATCAAATACACCATACGCAATAGAAATACAAATCGCAGCAAAACAAAAAACTACTTAATTTATGAGTATTCTTATATCATTGCCTTGTTATGGTGGAATGGTGAATGAAAAAACCACAACATCACTCTTTAATCTTGGTAAACTTTTAGTTCGTAATAATATAGACCACGGGATTATGACCGTCGCAAATGAGTCTTTGATTACTCACGGACGGTCAAGAATTGCTAACTTCTTTGTGAATAATACCGAGTTTGAGTATCTGTTCTGTCTGGATGCTGATGTTGCATTTCAACCAGAAGATATGTTGAAGTTGTATTCATATCAAAAACCAATTGTGTCTGCATCATATCCTATGAAGACACTACCAATACGACACTGTTATGAACTTTATAATCCTGTAAAGTTATGTGGAAATCTGGTAAAGATTGGTGGAATTGGAATGGGATTTGTATTAATTCATAGAAGTGTGTTTGAGAAACTAAATAGGTATTATAGTGAATTAAAGTATTTTCCAGGATTGAATAATTCAAACTATCCAATTACTGAAAAAGAATATCATAATTCATATCACTACTTTGCCGAAATGAATAAGGAAGGAAAATACTTGGGAGAAGATATGAGTTTCTTTCATCGTGTGAGTGATATTGGTTATGATGTTTGGATGGATACAAGTATAGAATTACAGCACATCGGTTCTCACGTATTCGGTAAGTAAAATGGCAATTGGAGTATTTGGTCTACAAGTTGCTTATAAATTGAAGAGACTTGAGGTGATGAGTACTGATGATACTCACGGTTGGTTTGGTGGTGGTAGTAGTCCAACAACAGCAACAGTAGACCGTATAGATTTCTCAAATGATACTGGAACTGCAAATGTTAGAGGTTCATTAAGTTCAGCAAGATATAATCACGCAGCAACGGGAAACTCTAACTATGGTTGGTTTGGTGGTGGTGCTAATAGTTTACCAAGATTTTCAACAGTAGACCGCATTGATTTTTCAAATGATTCGGCAACAGCATTATTAAGAGGTTCATTAAGTTTAGCAAGAGATGCATTAGCAGCAACAGGAAATTCTAACTATGGTTGGTTTGCTGGTGGTTATCTGCCAGGTGGTGGTCTTAGATCAACAGTAGATCGTATAGATTTCTCTAATGATGCGACAACACCATCACCAAGAGGTCCATTCAGTTCGGTAAGAGATTCATTAGAAGCAACAGGAAATTCCAATTATGGTTGGTTTGGTGGTGGTAGATCTGGTTCACCAATATTAACAGTATCAACAGTAGATCGTATAGATTTCTCTAATGATGCGACAACACCATCACCAAGAGGTCCATTGAGTTTATCGAGATATTCAGCAGCAGCAACAGGAAACTCTAACTATGGTTGGTTTGGTGGTGGTAAAGTTCCAGCAGCATCGGCAACAGTAGATCGCATTGATTTTTCCAACGATACTTCCACTACATCAGTAAGAGGTTCATTGACAGCAGCAAGAGCATATATGGGAGCAATAGGAAACTCTAACTATGGTTGGTTTGGGGGTAGTGGGTCAATAGTAGTAGACCGTATAGATTTTTCTAATGATTCTGTAACAGCATCCCCAAGAGGACCATTAAGTTTAGCAAGAAATAATCCGAGAGCAACATCGGGACAAGCAAAAGGACCAGCAATCAAACTGCAAAAGGCAGGGAATTATGGTTGGTTCGGTGGTGGTACATTTAATAGTAATGCATCACAAACAGTAGATCGTATAGATTTCTCTAATGATAATGCAACAGCATTAGTTAGAGGTGTCTTAACTTCATCAAGACAATATCCAGGAGCAACAGGAAACTCTAACTATGGTTGGTTTGGTGGTGGATCGGGAGCTGCAACAGTAAACCGTATAGATTTCTCTAATGATTCCTCAATAACATCAGTAAGAGGTCCATTAAGTACAGGAAGAAGTGGTATGTCAGCAACAGGAAACTCCAACTATGGTTGGTTTGGTGGTGGTAGTGCTCCAGCATCAACACCAAGTACAGTAGCAACAGTAGAACGTATAGATTTTTCAAATGATTCCGTATCAGCATCCCCAAGAGGTCCATTAAGTTCGGCAAGATATGGTTTAGCAGCAACAGGAAACTCTAACTATGGTTGGTTTGGTGGAGGACAACCTGGTCCATTAGCATCAGTAGACCGTATAGATTTCTCTAATGATTCTGCAACAGCATCACCAAGAGGTCCATTAAGTGCAGCAAGACATAGTTTAGCAGCAACAGGAAACTCTAACTACGGTTGGTTTGGTGGTGGTGGCCTTGCAGAAGTTGACACAGTAGAACGTACTAATTTTGCTAATGACTCTGTATCAGTATTAACAAGAGGTCCATTAAGTTCGGCAAGATATGGTTTAGCAGCAACAGGAAACTCCAATTATGGTTGGTTTGGTGGTGGTTATGATAATAACGAAGTAGAAACAGTAGACCGCATAAATTTCTCTAATGATTTAGCAGCAGCATCAGTTAGAGGTCCATTAAGTTTAGCAAGAAATGATTTAGCAGCAACCTCCAACACTCCAACATAAATACTTCAAACTACATTATTACTGATGAAGCAGAACATTATTATTGTTGATAATTTCTATGAGAATCCATATGAAGTTCGTCAATATGCACTGAACCTGGAGTATCCACAACCACAAGACGGTTATACTTATCCAGGCAGAAACTCCAAAGGAACTTTCTACAATCAAGAGATTCACGATAAGTTTGAGAATCTGATTGGAAGACATTTAGTTCCTGCTGATTGTGGTAATCACGGAGACTTTAGATTATCATTAGAAGCAGATACATATCAACAAGACATTCACATTGACCCAATCTGGGAATGGGGTTGTGTTCTTTATATGAATCTACCACATCAAGTTATTGATGAGGCAGGAACATCATTCTGGAAACATAAGAAACTGGGATGGGAAAGATGCCCCGAAAGAGAAGAAGCATCGTGGTTTGGTTATAGTTCTTATGATGAAATCCGTGATGGTATTACCTACGGTGATGGACTTGACCGTTCCAAGTGGGATAGATATTGTCTTGCGAATATGAGGTATAATAGAGCAGTCATCTTTGACCCAAAACTCTGGCACTCACACGGAGTAAACTTTGGAGATAGTTTAGAAAATGGTAGATTAGTTCAATTGTTCTTCTTTAATAATGCATAATATGAATAAAGATTACATCTTCGTCTCAGGTCTTCCTCGTTCTGGGAGCACCTTATTTAAAGCAATATTAAATCAAAATCCAGACATTCACGCAGGAGCAATCTCGCCAGTTCTTGAAGTGATGTATTATACGGAACAGTATTTTAATAAATCAGAGCAGGCACTTGCATATCCAAAACCACCTCAACAACATAAGATTATTTCAAGTGTGATTGATAATTATTATAGTGATATTGATAAACCAATTATAGCAGATTGTTGCCGTGCTTGGCCTAATAACACCGATAGAATACAAGAATACATCACAAAAACCCCAAAGATTCTGTGCCCCGTAAGAGATGTAGTAGAGATTCTTGCATCTTTTATTCAAATGATTCATCGCAATTCTAATCAAGTATCATTTGTAGATAAGGCACTGAAAGATAAAGGATATACACCCACAGACGACAATCGGTGTGATTATCTAATGTGCCCCGAAGGTATTGTAGACCAGTCCTTATATGCCTTTGGAGAGGGGTTTAAGAAGGGTTGTGAGAAGTATATGCATATGATTGAGTATAATGACTTGGTGAATCGTCCAGAAGAGACAATGCATAAGGTTTATAAGTTTTTAGAGATTCCTGAATACAAACACGACTTTGGGAATGTAAGTCATAAATACCGTGAGAGAGATGATGAGGTTTACGGATTGAGTGATATGCACGAAGTTCGTAAGCAGGTGAAGAGAACTTCTAAAAGACCTGAAGAAGTTTTGAGTGATTATGTATTGAATAAGTATTCTGGTATGGAATTTTGGAGAAAGGCAAAACAACCCATCAGTCTTTTCATATAAGTAAATGACAATCAATAATAACAATATATTTGGAGCATTTACTCTTAATGAGGCAAGAGGGTCAAGACTGACTGGTGATTGGTTGAATAAAGAATCCGTTGCGAATTATGGTTGGTTTGGTGGTGGTGGAACACCATCATCAGTAGCAACAGTAGACCGTATAGATTTCTCTAATGATTCTGCAACGGCATCACCAAGAGGTTCATTAAGTTCCGCAAGACAGGGATTAACAGCAACAGGAAACTCTAACTATGGATGGTTTGGTGGTGGTGGATTTCCGGGAGTATCAACAGTAGACCGTATAGATTTCTCAAATGATTCTGCAACAGCAACATCAAGAGGTCCATTAAGTTTAGCAAGATTTAGATTAGCAGCAACAGGAAACTCTAACTATGGTTGGTTTGGTGGTGGCCTTATTCCGGGAACACCAACCTTTTCAACAGTAGACCGTATAGATTTCTCAAATGATGCAGCAACAGCATTAGCAAGAGGTCCATTAAGTTCAGGAAGATATAATATGGGAGCAACAGGAAACTCTAACTATGGTTGGTTTGCTGTTTCCCCAGGTGGAATCTCAACAGTAGATCGTATAGATTTCTCAAATGATGCATCAATAGCATCAGTTAGAGGTCCATTGAGTTTATCAAGAGGAGCATTAACAGCAACAGGAAACTCTAACTATGGTTGGTTTGGTGGTGGTGACACACCATCCGGGACAGGACCAATAGAGTATACAGTAGTACAACGTATAGATTTTTCGAATGATTTATCAACAGCATCAATAAGAGGTCCATTAACTTCACCAGGGAGATCTAATTTAGCAGCAACAGGAAACTCTAATTATGGTTGGTTTGGTGGTGGTCTTTTCTCGACACCAGCCCCACCGCCAACCGGCGCATCAACAACACGAGTAACATCAGTAGACCGTATAGATTTCTCAAATGATTCTGTAACAGCATCTCCAAGAGGTTCATTAACTTCACCAGCAAGATCTAATTTAGCAGCAACATCAGGAGTTCTCAATATTCGCAGACAAAAAGCAGGGAATTATGGTTGGTTTGGTGGTGGATTTGCTCCTTCTCCTATTGGTGGGTCATATTCAACAGTAGACCGTATAGATTTCTCAAATGATTCTACAACAGTAGTACGAGGTTCAGTAGTTGCTCCATCAGTTGGAAAATATAATATGTCAGCAACAGGAAACTCTGACTATGGTTGGTTCGGTGGTGGATATACAATTCTTCCAACTGTAAGAGTATCATCAGTAAATCGTATAGATTTTTCTAATGATGGTGTAACAGCATCTGTTAGAGGACCATTACTTACTGTAATAGAGATGTCAGCAGCAACAGGAAACTCAAACTATGGATGGTTTGGTGGTGGAAATAGTCCAGCAACACCATCAAATATATCAAGAGTAGACCGTATAAATTTTTCTAATGACTTAGCAACAGTATCATCAAGAGGTCCATTATTTACAGCAAGACTGCGATCAGCAGCAACAGGAAACTCTAATTATGGTTGGTTTGCTGGTGGATATATAAATCCTAATACTGCCGGTAACAGGTTTTCCGCAGTAGACCGTATAGATTTTTCAAATGATTCCGTACAGGCATCTCCAAGAGGTGTCTTGACTTTACAAAGATATGCTTTAGCAGCAACAGGAAACTCTAACTATGGTTGGTTTGCTGGTGGTGTTAGTCCATCAACAACAGTATCAACAGTAGACCGTATAGATTTCTCTAATGATTCTGTAAGAGCATCACCAAGAGGTCAATTAAATTCTCCAGCAGGAAGATATGATTTAGCAGCAACAGGAAACTCTAATTATGGTTGGTTTGGTGGTGGTACTGTTCCATCAGCTCCAGTTCTTGTACAAACAGTAGATCGTATAGATTTCTCTAATGATAATGCAATAGCATCAAGAAGAGGAGGTTTATTAAGTTCATCAAGAAGTCAATTAGCAGCAACATCAAACACCCCAATAGGATAATATATGAAATCAGGAGCAAGTGAAAGTTCTTATTTTTTTCTTGAAGAATATTATAAGTTTCCAGAAAACATTATAGTTTCTCATTTACCACAAGAACTTCAACAATCAAATAAACCAGTCAAATTATTATGGTCGCAACATTCTTACGACCAACCAGTTTATCTTAACTTTGATTTTTCAATTTGTGATTTAATTGTCTCCCCATCCAACTGGTGTAGAGAGCAGTTTATTAAGTATCATTATATTCCCGAAGATAAAATCGTCACAATTCCAACAGGAGTATCAAAGCAATTCACATACTCATCAAGAAAATCAAAGACATTTATCTATACTTCCATACCTTATAAAGGTCTTGAAGTATTAGCACAAATCATTCCTCATATTCCAGAGGCAACATTCAAGATTTTCTCTGCGATGAATCTTTATGATATTGAAGAAGACCCATACACCGAACTTTATGAGTATCTCAAATCACTTCCAAATGTAATCTACTCACCAGCAGTAGACCAGGCAGAACTGATAGAGCACTTACAAGACGCAGCATTCTTTATTCATCCCAATATCTGGGAAGAAACATTCTGTGTTTCATTAGCAGAAGCAATGTCTTGTGGATGCTTTCCAATTCTTACAGATATTGGAGCACTTCCAGAAGTATCAAATGAGATTGCAAACATTGTTCCTATGGAAGGAATAAGAACATCAAAAGGATATGAAGTCACAGATAACTTCCTAAATAACTTTATAGATGCCTGTAAATCTGCATTATACTTTTTTGATACTGATAGGCAGTACTACGACCAAATTTCACAATCTGTTTCACATTATGCTACTGAAACTTATGATTGGAAAAAAATTGCAAACGTTTGGAAACAAACATTAGAACCATTTAATACACAAACTATGACTGAAAATTGCAATCAACTGCAAATTATTTCCCCAGAGGAAGCAGTAAATAACGAAGAATATCTAAAACAAGCATTTGATGAAGTGCTTCGTTGGGAAGAAGCAGATAAAGAACTCGCACAAGGAAGAACCAATTTCCAGATTGAAAAGTTCTTTCTTTTAGAGCAATACACAGTTCCAGCAGCATTCCAGGCAGCAATTAAGAATCGTCGTATTCTTGCCGAAGGTTATATGCAGAAACTGATTGAGATGAAAGAGAAGGTTCGTGAGTTTGAGTATCGTTGGAAAGATAAGAATACTGATGAACCTGTAGAGTGGCACACTTCTGGACCTGGTGGTGGATCAACAAAACTCTACTGGCACGATTTGGATTCAATTTCAACTCAAAACTACTTGAAGTCTTGTGAGTTAGAGATTCGTGACCGCATTCAGCAAATGAATTTCTTTGATAAAATTATTAATCGTTTGATTGAACTGAATGGTGGTAAGACAGTCACCAAAGAACAGTTTGAGAATGAGGACCATATCTATTGGGAACGCAGATTCGCAGAGCAATCTCTGGATGAAATGGTAAGTTCCAAGACTGGTATTAGTATCGGTAATCTTCACTCAATGAGAAGAGGAACTGCTCCTACATTAGTCAGTGATGATACGAATCGCATTAAGAATGGTTATGGTGCTCTTGCCGATGCGATTAATGACCCTGATAAGTTCTTGAATACACTGCAAGAGAAAGTTCTTCGTGGTATTGAAGAAGTGACGAATACTGATTTAGGTTTGCTTGCACCTGGAACCGAACAACATCAACAACTTTTAGAATCCAGAAACTCATAAGGAGAAAGTAGATGCCAGCAGGAGACGTATTTGGTCTTGATGGATTTTTTCTAAACGTATCAAATCCCATTACGGTTTCTGCTGTAGATATTAATTCTACTGCTGTAGGTGCTGGTATTACTGTTGTGAGTGGAATTTTAGGTTCTACCGGCATTGCAACTCTTACTCTTTCAACTGCTGCTGGTCTTTCTACGACACCTTTTTATACTGGTGCAAAGATTGCAGTTTCTGGTCTTTCTACTGCTGGTGCTGCATACACTGGATATAATGGAAATTTTGTAGTCACAGGATTTGGAGGAACTACAACAGTTTCTTATGCGACTACTGGTTATGTTGGTTCTGTAACTGCAAGTATTGCAGATCAAACTGGTTTGGTAATGTTAGTGACTGATACGACAGTTACAAATACCACTTGGAGTAGTGCTCAAACTCACGGTTGGTTTGGTGGTGGCATTGCTCCAGGAGCAGTATCAACAGTAGACCGCATAGATTTCTCCAATGATACTGGAATTGCAAATATACGAGGTCCATTAAGTTCCACAAGATATAGACCAGCAGCAACAGGAAACTCCAATTATGGTTGGTTTGGTGGTGGTTATAATCGTTCTACAGTAGATCGTATAGATTTTTCTAATGATAATGCAACAGCATCACCAAGAGGTTCATTAAGTCGAGCAAGAAATTCTTTAGCAGCAACAGGAAACTCTAACTATGGTTGGTTTGGTGGTGGAACTATTCCAATAGTATCAACAGTAGAACGTATAGATTTTTCAAATGATTCTGGAACAGCATTACCAAGAAGTCCATTATTTGCATCAAGATATAGATTAGCAGCAACAGGAAACTCTAACTATGGTTGGTTTGGTGGTGGTGGTCCTGGACCAGTAGCAACAGTAGACCGTATAGATTTTTCAAATGATTCTACAACAGCATCACCAAGAGGTCCATTAAGTGGTGTAAGAAGGCATTTGGCAGCAACAGGAAACTCCAATTTTGGTTGGTTTGGTGGTGGAACAACAACAGGAACATCAGGAACATTAACCATAGATCGTATAGATTTCTCTAATGATAATGCAACAGCAGCACCAAGAGGTTCATTAAGTTCTGCAAGATATAAACATTCCGCAACAGGAAACTCTAACTATGGTTGGTTTGGTGGTGGCACTCCAGGTTCAGGTTTTTCTTCAATAGTAGATCGTATAGATTTCTCCAATGATTCTGTATCAGCATCAGTTAGAGGTCCATTAAGTTCTCCAGGAGGAAGAGCAGAATTAGCATCAACATCAGGACAAGCAAGGTCTTCAAGTATTCGTCTACAAAAAACGGGGAATTATGGTTGGTTTGGTGGTGGTCGCATACCATCAGTAGTAGCAACAGTAGAACGTATAGATTTCTCTAATGATACTTCAACAGCATCAGTAAAAGGACCATTAAGTGCAGCAAGAGCATATTTTGCAGCAACAGGAAATTCTAACTATGGTTGGTTTGGTGGTGGATTTCCAGCAGTAGCAACAGTAGACCGTATAGATTTCTCAAATGATTCCTCAACAGCATCAGTAAGAGGTCCATTAAGTTTAGCAAGATATGGTTTAGCAGCAACAGGAAACTCTAACTATGGTTGGTTTGGTGGTGGAGGTCCGGGACCATTAGCAACAATAGACCGTATAAATTTCTCAAATGATTCCTCAACAGCATCACCAAGAGGTCCACTATTTACTGCAAGAACTGCTACATCAGCAACAGGAAACTCTAACTATGGATGGTTTGGTGGTGGAGGTCCGGGACCATTAGAAACAGTAGACCGTATAAATTTCTCTAATGATTCTGTAACAGCATCACCAAGAGGTCCATTAACTGCCGCAAAATCATATTTAGCAGCAACAGGAAACTCTAATTATGGTTGGTTTGGTGGTGGTAAAACTCCATCAGTAGTAGCAACAGTAGACCGTATAGATTTTTCTAATGATGGTGTAACAGCATCTGTTAGAGGACCATTAAGTTCTGCAAGAGGATATTTAGCAGCAACAGGAAACTCTAATTATGGTTGGTTTGGTGGTGGTTATAGTCCCTCAGCTCCAACACGAAAAAATACAGTAGACCGTATAGATTTCTCTAATGATTCTGTAACAGCATCACCAAGAGGTCCATTATTTACTGCAAGAAATTCTCACGCAGCAACCTCCAACACTCCAACATAAATACTTTCAACTACATTATTACTAATGAATTTATTATCCAAAGTTTTGATTGCACCAAAAGTCATCAGTCAAGAAGGTATTGATGCTCTGGTAAATCATATGAAAACTTCAAGAACAGAAGACCTTTCAGTATTTGACCCAGACAAATCCAATCAGACACGAGGAACTGAATGGATTACTGATAAGAGAACAAGAGATACTCAAATTGCACCAATTGAACCTGTATTTCCACAGGTCAATGAACTGATGCATCATATTGTAAAGCAAGTCATCAACCCTTTTTATCAGTTTGAAGTGGATAGTAGTGAGGTTCCACAACTTCTTTGTTATGATGTAGGAGGACACTACCAACCTCATATTGATGGTGAAGGTGTATGGACTGCACCAGACCAAACACAACTGTGGAGAAAAACAGTAGACCGTGATTTGTCTATGGTCTTATATTTGAATAATGAATTTGAAGGTGGAGATTTTGTATTTCCAGACCTTCATATTCGTGTTCGTCCTGAACCTGGACTTCTTGTATGTTTCCCTTCCAATCGTTATTATAGACACGGTGTAGAACCAGTCACCAAAGGAAACAGATATTCAATGGTGACCTGGATGACGGTTAAAGGCTTTGAGAGTATGGAAATACAGTCCAATAATCTCAAATCTAAATATGGTGTATGCTAAAAAATTATGATTACTTATACTTGGAGTATTTCTAAATTAGACTGTGCTCCATCAGAAAATGGATTGATGGATGTTGTTAAAATTATTCACTGGAGTCTTACGGGAGTAGATGAGAATGGAATCTCAGCATCTATGAGTAATTCTTATCCTCTTTCATCACCAAGTCCAGAAGCATTTACCGATTATTCAACTCTCACAAAAGAAACTGTGATTAGTTGGTTAGAAAGCAACCTTGATGTTGGATACTTACAAACATATCTTGCAAATGAGATTGCAAGTAAGTATAATCCACCTATCGCATCATTACCTCTTCCTTGGATAAAAGTAGAAGAACCTGTTGTAGTAGAGGAAGTAGTAACTGAAGAAGTTGTTGAAGAACCAGTAGTAACTGAAGAACCAGTAGAGGTAGTTGTTGAAGAACCAGTAGAGGTAGTTGTTGAAGAACCAGTAGTAACTGAAGAACCAGTAGAGGTAGTTGTTGAAGAACCAGTAGTAACTGAAGAACCAGTAGAGGTAGTTGTTGAAGAACCAGTAGAAGTAGTTGTTGAAGAACCTGAACCTGAACCTGAACCTATAGAACAAACATTAGAAGAAAAGATTGCTGATGGTTATAATCCTGATGCAAGAGATGGTGATGGAGATGGAATCGTTCAGGAAGGAACGAAGTGGGAAAGACCAGTTGACACTCAAATGTAAATGCTGTATAATATAGATGTCTTGATGAATTCTCTGTGACTTCGAGAACCAAGACCTTCTTCTGTGGTGGGAAGAAGTGAGTTGGTGGTATAATAGAGAGGAGAGAAATCTCCTCTTTTTTCTTATATAAATTATTACAGATATTAAACAATTATGAATTTTACCGTTTATTCCAAACAAGATTGTCCATATTGCTATAAAGTCAAACAAGTTCTTGAGTTGACAGGAAACAAGTTTGTAGTGTATACTTTAGATGATGACTTTACCAAAGATGAGTTTTATTCGAAGTTTGGTGAAGGTTCTACATTCCCACAAGTATTATGTGATGATGTAAAACTTGGTGGTTGTGTGGATACCGTTAAATTTCTTAAAGAAAAACAAATTGCTTAATTCAAACCTAAATAAATCGGAAGACCACGGTATGAATCGTGGTGTTGAACTTATACTTAATGGGAGAAGGAGAAAGCAGACTAAACCATTCCATATCATCTTTGAGAAGATGGTTTGCTTTCTCAATCGAGAGACTACCATCTATTTTGAATTTTCCTTTATATTAAGGAAAAAGTAGTTTCCCGGAGAAAAAAAATGTTAGCAGTTAGCCTAGTATTCGGTTCATTTTTAACCGTATTATTTCTTATAGTGGGACTTGTAACAGGTTGGGTGGTCAGAGAGTATATGATGAACTATCGGGAGATTCCAAGACCTCATCCTGAGATGTTTGATCAGAAGGGAAATCTTATACCAGACGAAGTAATTGCATTTAATTTTGAAAACTATCATGACTACGACGACACAGACGACGACGACTAAGCAAAAAGCATCTAATACCGCAACAAAAACTACAAAAACGATTGCGGTTGATAGTTTGCCTAATAATCCACTAACTTTTGAAATTTTTGATTTAGTTTCAAGACAGAGATCAAAAGAAAAAAAAGTAGAAGTGCTTCAAAAATATGATCACGATTCAATTCGATCTCTTTTAATTTGGAATTTTGATGAATCAATAATTGCCATGCTTCCGGAAGGTGCTGTCCCCTATTCTGGATATGACGATCAGACAACTTATAGTGGAACTCTTTCAACAAAAATCACCGAAGAGATTCGTTCTATGTATGAATCTGGTTCATTCTCTTTAGGTGTGTCTGACATTCAAGGAAGAACGACAATTCGTAAGGAATACAAACATTTTTACCATTTCATTAAAGGTGGTAATGATGGTATAACTTCTATTCGTCGTGAAACAATGTTTATTAATCTCCTTGAAGGTCTCCATCCTCTTGAAGCAGAAATTATTTGTCTTGTTAAGGATAAAAAGTTGAGTGACAAATACAAAATTACGAAAGAAGTCGTTTCGGAAGCTTTCCCCCAAATTGTTTGGGGAGGACGTTCATGAATCAAGTTATTGATGAGACGCAAAACATAGAAAAGCATATGAATCATTGGACACCATCAGAAAAAGAAACTTGTAAATCACGATACGGTTGCGACATCTTAATCGAAAATGGTTCGTATGCTGATGTAAGTACTAAAGAAGCACCGAACGATGCTCGCATCATCAAGTACCTTGTAGAGGATAAAATTTGTTTTGATCTCACCAGAGGAACGAAAACACGTTTATTCGACATGTACTGGGATAAGTTTCGTGAAAACTTGAAGGATATTGCTTTTGGATACGGTAGACACAATCCAAATACCTGGGGTTATCAAGCACCTAAAACTAAAAAACGCAAGTAATTCCCAAAATAGTCGGAAAAAATCCCCCCAAAATTTTCTCACGTGAAGGTTTTTTCAAAAAAGTATCAAATGTTACAAAGTTAATTAACTAAATAATCGAACGTTCATTTGCTATTTGCGAATAGCAAACGGAAGTAGGAATACCGAAGGAACGCACCAATACCCACAAAGTAAAGGAGCACCTATTATGAAAACAAAAAACAATTGGCAATTAGTTCTTATTAAAAATCAAAAAGAAAAAGAACAACGCAAACACCAAGCAAAACTTGCAATGGCAATGCGATGATATTCTGGGAGGGTTGACACCCTCCCTTTTTTTATGTAGAATGAATTGAAAGAATTTTTATCTATGGATAAGGAAAAAGTAAAACTGATTGTTCGTAATTTAGAACTTCTTGTCGATTCCCTGAAAGCAGAATTATATTCTGATGTTCAGACATATAAGTTTGATGATATCAAACCAAAAGACTTAGATTACGACGAAATTTTTGAGGATGATGATGACTAAAAGAGCAAAACAATTGGTTAAGATGCTTGGAAAACTTACGAAGCAGGATCATTTATATTCTGATGAGCAACTTAAGGAGATGAAAGCACGATTGCGAGTTGTAAAGGAAGAAATTGCACAAATTGAAGCACAAACATTCAAAGGATTTGGAAAGAAATGACTGTAAAATTGATTAGTATTACTCCTAATGCTGAAACTACGATGGCATACATTGCCCGTGTCAGCAATCCAAATAATCAGGACAATCCCAACTATGCTGGACTTCTGAAGTATTGCATTAAGCACAATCACTGGAGTGTGTTCGAACAGGCAACTATGACACTGGAGATTGAGACTACTCGTGGTATTGCGGCACAAATTCTGCGTCACCGTAGTTTCACATTCCAAGAGTTCTCTCAGAGGTATGCAGACACGAATCTGATTGCCAATGATATTCCTCTACCAGAACTTCGTAGACAGGACACAAAGAACCGTCAGAACTCTACAGATGACCTTCCAGCAGACGTTACTGCTCAACTCTACTCTAAGATCCAAGATCACTTTGATGCTGCTCAGAACCTTTACAAGGAACTCTTAGATGCAGAGGTCGCAAAGGAGTGTGCCAGGTTTGTATTGCCACTGGCAGTCCCCACAAGGATCTATATGACTGGCTCTTGCAGGTCGTGGATACATTATATCAATTTGCGTTCTGCTCACGGAACTCAGAAAGAACATATGGTAATTGCAGAAGCATGTAAGAAGGTATTTGTCGAACAATTCCCAGCAGTCTCAGAAGCCCTTGAGTGGGTCTAAATAACGATACACATTATTATAAACAATGGCAATTTATCCGATTATTCATAAAGAAACTGGTGAGACGAAAGTGATTGAAATGAGTGTTCATGACATCACACAGTGGTATCAGGACAATCCCGAATGGCAAAGGGATTGGTCGCAAGGATGCGCCACACCGGGAGAAGTTGGTGAGTGGAAAGATAAACTCGTCGCAAAAAATCCTGGATGGAATGATGTTCTTGGTAAAGCAGCAAAAGCACCTGGTTCTCGTGTAAAGAAAATCTAATGGCAAGAAGAAAAAGGACGAATGATCAACCAATCGGTGTTGGTCTTACAACCCGTCAGATGAAAAGAAAAAAAGCACTTGGGAGTGAATATCTATTAGATATTGAACCCCTCACAGACAATCAAAGAAAACTTTTTGATGCATATGCCGAAGGTAAACATCTTGTGGCATATGGATGTGCAGGAACGGGTAAAACTTTTATCACTCTTTATAATGCTCTTTGCGAAGTTTTAGATGAAAGAACTCCTTATGAGAAAATTTATTTGGTTCGTTCCTTAGTTGCCACAAGGGAGATTGGTTTCCTTCCTGGTTCCTATGAGGATAAGTCAGACATCTACCAAATTCCTTATAAGAATATGGTGAAGTATATGTTTCAGATGCCTTCTGATGCTGAGTTTGAGATGCTCTATGGCAATCTCAAGTCTCAGGAGACGATTAAGTTCTGGAGCACCTCATTCTTAAGAGGCACCACACTTGATAATTCAATTGTGATTGTAGATGAATTTCAAAACTGTACTGCACATGAACTTGATTCAATCATTACTCGTGTTGGTGAGAACTCTAAGATTATGTTTTGTGGAGATGCTTCTCAGTCCGATTTGCAAAAGACTAATGAACGTAATGGAATTGTTGATTTTATGAATATCTTGCGTAAAATGCCATCTATTGATATAATAGAGTTTGGTGTCGATGATATTGTTCGTTCTGGACTTGTCAAAGAATATATCCTTGCGAAAATAGAAGTAGGTCTTTAATGTTCAATCATGTTGATGTGACACTCCCGAAACTTGATCGGGAGACTATAGATGGTATTCGATATTATAAAGTGCCTGATGATGAACAACTACTCAAACTAGTTTCAATCACTTCTATCACAAGTCATTTCAATAAAGAAATCTTTGTGAAATGGCGCAAGAAAGTTGGAGATGAGGAAGCAGACCGTATTACAAAACTTGCAACAAGTCGTGGTACGGATATGCATACTCTTACTGAGTATTTCCTAAAAAATCATGATCTTCCTACGGATATTCTACCAATCTCAGAGTTTCTGTTTAATATTGCTAAATCAACTCTCAAGAATATTGATAATATTCACTCTCTTGAAGGTTCCCTATATAGTAAGCAATTAGGTATTGCAGGAACCGTTGATTGCATTGCCGAATATAATGGTGAATTAGCAATCATCGACTTTAAGACTTCCAAGAAACCCAAACCAAGAGATTGGATTGACCATTATTTTGTACAGTGCTGTGCTTATGCAGCAATGTTTTATGAACTGACTGAAATACCAGTCAAAAAATTTGTTATCATTATGTCTTGTGAAAATGGAGAATGTGTAGTTTATGAAGAATACGACAAAGCAAAGTACCTTAAATTGCTCGTCCAATATATTAGAAAATTTGTTGGAGATAAACTTGAGCAGTATGGAACCAAATAAAGAATTAGAACAAGTTATAGAAAATAAGTTTCTTACACCATCTAAATTTGCTCTAGAAATAGAGAAAATTGTTGCTGAAGAAAATATGAACTACATCGATGCTATTTGTCACTATTGTGAGATTAATGGTCTTGAGGTAGATTCAATTGCAAAACTGATTTCAAAACCACTCAAAGAAAGACTAAAGTGGGATGCAACTCGTCTCAACTTTATGAAGAAAACTTCACGTGCAAAACTTCCTCTATGAGTCCATTTGAATGCTATCAACATTATCTCTCTCTTAAAAGTCATTTTACAAATCCAAAATACGATTTCTTTAAATATGGTGGGAAGTCAAGAGCAACTCTAACTTCCTTTAACAAACGTAAGGATAAATATTTTTTTGAGAAAAGTTCAAGAAAATATTCTGATAAAGAAATTGTAGATTTTCTTGTATCAAGCTTTGTTGCCACAGACAACCCACAAAACATATGGATTGGAGAAATTATAAATTCTGGCGAAAGAACATACACCGAGTGGATGAAACGACAGCAGAGTTTGACCTACTTGTTCAAAGAACAATCGGAAGAATTACTATCGGAAATAAAATTAGAAGATGCTTTCAACTGCTCGAAAGGTCATCCACCAGTTCTAAAAAAATTCCTGGGTGGGAAGATTGGTATTGAAACCATAGTCATTTATGATACAATCTTCCAGTTCGGAAATGTTTTTGATGAGAAACTTTCTGACCCTGTGTGGGAAACCGTAAGTTTAAAAATCAAGAAGTACAAACCATTTCTAAATATTGATAAGTTTCAGTATAAAAAACTTCTACGGGAAATTGTAAATGAGTAAATTCTTTGATTCTGAACTCATACAAGAAGAACTTGAGGAGATTAATGATCTTCAAAAGTTCATTTATGGTAGTATTTTATCATTCGGTTCAATGATCCGTGAAGATAAACTGGAACATATTGAAAAAATGACGTTGTTATTGGAAAAGCAACGCATTATGTACACAAGACTTTCTCTTTCTGATGACCCACAAGCGGTTGAGATGAAAGAGAATCTGAAAAAATCTGTGGTAATTATGGGATTTCCTCCCGACACAGATATGAATTTACTTTTCAGTAGTATGAACAAAACGATTGAGTCTCTCAAGCAATTTCTTGACAACTGAGACCGTCCTTGCTATACTATCTAAGTAATCCAACAAATCCAAAACTATCCAAGGTATCTAAATGTCCTTCTCAGATCTTAAAAAGCAATCTAAACTTGGTTCGCTGACTGCGAAACTGGTTAAAGAAGTAGAAAAAATGAATAATAACGCATCATCTGGTGATGATCGTCTCTGGAAACTCGAATGTGATAAAGCACAGAATGGTTATGCAATCATTCGTTTCCTCCCAGCACCTGACGGTGAAGACCTGCCGTTTGTGAAACTGTATTCCCACGCATTCCAAGGTCCTGGTGGTTGGTTTATTGAGAACTCTCTCACCACTCTCAATCAGAAAGATCCTGTGTCAGAACTGAACTCTGAACTCTGGAACAATGGTACTGATGCTGGTAAAGAAGTTGCACGTAAGCAGAAACGTAAACTGACTTATGTTGCCAACATCTATGTGGTCAAAGATCCTGCTAATCCTGCTAACGAAGGTAAAGTCTTCCTTTATAAGTTTGGTAAGAAAATCTTTGATAAGATCACTGCCGCAATGCAACCTGAATTTGAAGATGAGACTCCTATCGATCCGTTTGACTTCTGGCAGGGTGCTAACTTCAAACTGAAGGCAAAGAACGTTGCTGGTTATCGTAACTATGATTCCAGTGAGTTTGCCGCACAAGGTGCTCTGCTTGATGATGATGATGCAATGGAAGCAATCTGGAAGAAGCAGTATTCTCTTGCAGAACTCGTTGCTCCCGATCAGTTCAAGTCCTATGATGAACTGAAGAATCGTCTTGATTATGTTCTTGGTAACAAAGGAACTCGTCGTCAAGACCCTGAGGTTGCCGATGAGGAAGAGACTTCCCGTGGTCCGGTTCGTGACCTTGATGAAGATCTTCGTACCGAACTGAGTAATCTAAGTTCTTCTAAGTCTTCTTCTTACGATGAAGAGGATGATGATACTCTGAGTTACTTTGCAAAACTTGCCGAGTGATAAGATTGGGGAGGGAAACCTCCCCTTTTTTATGGCATTGTGACTCTGGTGTTCTCGGTGCGAATTAATGACTCATCAATATATTGTGAAGAACGATCATAAATCATAATCTGTCTCATATCATTCAAGAATTGCTGTAGATATTGAGGTTTGAGAAGATAAATCGAAGACTTTTCGTTATTTTTTCTGACCTCATATTCATAATTCTCAATTGCCACAACAGGATTGCTGATTCTTGTTACATTTTCACCCAAAACAGTGGTATCATTTGTATAGTATTGGTCGTTGTCGTAATAATAAATTTTAAAATCTGAATCTACAATCTTTCCTGAAGGAAGAATTAGTTTCCCATCAGAATCTTTCACTTCGATGGTTTCATAGTGATGAACATCATTGAGTGATGTGCCATATAAGTTTTCTGCATATCTATAAAGATCATGATTTGATAGGGGCCATTCGTTTCTGACGTTCAAGATTCCAGCAGTCATCAGAACAACCCAATCAAGTTCTGCATCACCATAGTATTCCTCTGCTACGGTGTCTGGTCTTGCACCTTCGACAATCTCATACTTGTTGAAGATAGTAAAGATACCTTTAAGATCATCACGTAATTTATTTCTTCTGAATAAGTTTTTGACTCTTAAGTAACTTTGCGACGAGATACTGTCGGAAAGAAATGATTGATAATCTAAATCTGGTAGTTCTCTGAAGTATCCCATTTTAGAATCCTACTCCATTATCAGAATCGGAATAGTCTCCATTATAAATCGGTTCAAGTTCTTTAAATCCAAGATCCATAACCATAGAGACTGGAGTTCCGCCCCCATCACTATTTGTTCCACCATAAGTTGCATATGTCCCTTCACCCGTATAATTTACTGATATATCTGTGAGAGCACAATCTTTAAACTTGTGTAAAAATGGATGGGGAGAATTGCCTTTCATATAGGTCAATTTGAAAATTTTTGGAGTGGTTAGATATAAATTTGTAATGGTAGATGCCTTTTCTTGATTAAATCCTTCATTTCCAAATCCAGGCGCCATACTTCTTTTTAATAAGTGTATAATTTCTTTAACTTTTTGTGCTTCTGTTTTATTCCTTGGAGTCATTTTGAATGAAAATTTAAAGGATCTTAAATTGACACCATCAAATAATAATTCCATATTTGGATTTAAAATATTGCCAGTTGTTCTTGCCAATAACTGAGATGGAGTTAAGTTTCCGCCAAAAGGAATATTAGCAGCTGCAGTTGCCAGAGATCTTAAAAAATACTCATGAGCACCAGGATCCAATGCAAGACTCGTTCCAGATCTTAACAAATTAGTTATTATTTGAGCTGGATCATCGTTTGGATCTTTAAATGCATCTTGAACTAAACCAAGAACTTGAGCAGTCAATCCATCTAAACTTCCTTCAGTAAATTTTACAGAATTTCCATCTTGAATATTGGATGGTATTGGTAATTTTATTGTATAATCAACTTTTTCAATTTTTTTTCTATTCCCCACTTTAAAAAATTGTCCCGCACCAAATGAAGTCTTTCCACCCGAATCGAAAACTCGCTTTCCTGCATTTTCGCCACCTGCTGCAGTTACACCAGATGCAGTATATTTTGCAATACCTATTTGTAAATAATCTGTGGTAGGGTAGATAGCTTCATAAGGATATCTTAAATTTTGATATCTTGTATTATTAGCCATTTATTTTTTCTAATTATTTAGAAGGATTTTCGAAAAGATCGGCATAAGATATTCTTTTCATATCCTCCAATTCTTCTTGTTGAACTTCATAAACATCACCAAGTATTTCATTCCAAGTATAACTACGAGATTCTCCCCAGTGAAAATTAATACCCTCAAATCCCCAACTAAAAACTTTTGTAACTCCAACCAATGGATAAGGATCATAACCCATACCAGAAGTTTTTGCTCTATAAGTAAAAGTATAGATGGCACCAGATCTTACACTACCTTTACCACTGGCAGACAGAGTTTCTTTAATTTTATTCATCATATCTCTTGGTTTTTCTAATCCATTAATTTCATCAACTAATTCTCGAACACGATTTGTTTTATCGTTTGTTGGATTTTCTTCTCTTCTTTCTTTGAGTGTTTTTCTTGGCATTATTGAATACCTAATTCATTTTCTGTGAGTACTTTAAACTCATAACCATTATCAGTACACCATTCTCTTGCAGCTTCCCACTTTGCTTGATTCTTTGCATATTCTACAACTTCGTAAATATAACCTTTAGTTTTTCTTTTTTGAATTTTTGGTTCTTGTGTTTGTTTGAATGGTTTAATCTCAACAATATATTTTTTTATCTTTCCGTTTGATTCTTGAACTTTAATATAAAAATCTGGAAAATATCTATGAATACGATTATCTACAGGGGATTTATAAGGTAGACACATCTCCTCACTTCCCCATTCTAAAATGTTTTTATTTGTATCACAATAAATCATGAATTTGCGTTCCCATAGAGAACGATAAATTATGTTTTGATAATCACCCCTATATTTGTTTGGGCAAGAAGGTTGAAATCTTCCTTTATATGACATCTAAATACTTAATAATATAAGACTCGTATAAGGTATTTAGAGTGGCAAGTTCTCTTGTACAGAAAATTAATATGAGCAGAGCCAGAGAATTGGTGGGCAATCTGTCTCAGACGAATTATTATCTTGTAAATATTCCAATTATAAGTGACTTAAAAAAACATTATGAAACCAGTTATCCTGGTGAAGATCTTTCCAATATTGATATATTTGCCAAAACTAAATTAGGGTTTCTTTGTTCTGAAGCAACATTGCCTACAACTTCTTATGCAACTGCAGAAGTTAAGGATAATTTTATGGGTATAACTCAAGAATTTGCTCATACCAGACTTTATACGGACATCGATTTAACATTTTATGTTGATGCTGATTATTCGATATTGAGATTTTTTGAAGGATGGATGGATTATATTGCTGGTGGCAACAGTCCTTCATTGCTTGAACCAGCTGCCGCAACTGATCTTAGACGAAATATTTACCGAAGATTTAATTTTCCAGATTCTTATAAAGTTGACAACATGACGATATCAAAATTTGAACGAGATTTTAAATATGAGTTAAACTATACTTTTGTAAATGTTTTTCCAAAGGGGATTACTTCTCTTCCAGTTTCTTATGGATCCGCAGAATTATTAAAAGTAACAGTAACTTTTAATTTTGATCGTTATGTTGTAAGTCGAGATTTTACAAAAGAATTTGATATGGAAATTAGAAATAAAGCTCTTACAACTACAAAACCATTTAAAGATCCAAGAATACCTGGCACAGTAATTTATCCAGTATTTCAAGATCCAAACGAAGGACTGGCCTAATAAATAATCAAAACTGAAGTTTTATAGGTCATTATGCCTTTACCAAAGATTAATACCCCAACATATGAGTTGGAATTGCCTTCGACTGGAAAGAAAATCAGATATAGGCCCTTTTTAGTCAGAGAAGAAAAAATCCTGATTATGGCACTCGAATCTGAGAACATGAAACAGATTACAGATGCCGTGGTTCAAATTCTATCAGATTGCATTCTTACAAAAACTGTGAAAGTAACAGATCTTTCGACATTTGATATTGAGTATTTGTTTCTCAATGTTCGTGCCAAGTCTGTTGGTGAAACCGTAGAGGTAAATGTAACCTGTCCAGATGATGGTGAGACAACTGTTCAGATGGAAATTGACATTGATTCAATCAAGGTTCAGAAAAATAAAGATCATAAGAATATTATCAAACTTGATGACAATCTTTCGATGAAACTTAAGTATCCATCACTGGAGCAGTTTGTCGAGAATAATTTTGAAACCAGTGATAATGTGAGTGATGTAAGTAAGTCTCTGAGTATGATCACATCTTGTATTGACATAATTTATGATGCCGAAGAAAGTTGGAGTGCATCCGATTGTACGAAAAAAGAACTTGATGAATTTCTTGAGCAACTGAATACAAAGCAGTTTAAAGAAATTGAATCTTTCTTTATAACAATGCCGAAGTTGTCACATACAATTACTGTAAAAAATCCAAATACAAAAGTAGAATCTGAGGTTGTTCTGGAGGGCCTGGCAAGTTTTTTCAGTTGAGTATGGCTCATACTAATCTTGAGTCATACTATAAGGTTAACTTTGCCCTGATGCAGCATCATAAATATTCATTGACAGAGATTGAGAATATGATTCCCTGGGAAAGGGAAGTATACCTTACTTTACTTGAACAGTATATTGAAGAAGAAAACCTAAAGGCTCAGCAGCAGAGTGGACATTAATCAAATCTACAGATCACCATCGATATCAAAGTTGAGCAAGAGAAACATCTCTTCTTCAGTTCTTCGTGCGTCTTCTGCTATTTCATCTTCCAGTCCTATTAAACCAAATCTTAAAACTTCTAAATTTAGTTTTATAAAACCTAAGGTAGCATTACAAGAAAAACTGGAGTCTCTGAAACCAGTAGAAACATTAAAAGAAACTGAAACATATAAAGTACTTATAGAAACAAATAGAATTCTTGTTGAAATACAAAAGCAACTTTCTCTTGATTTTGCAATGCGAATTGCAGAAGAAAAGGAAGCAGTCAAAAAAATAAAATCAGCAGAATCAAAAAGAAAAGTTGGTGAAAAGGAAAAATCTATAGAAGGTGTTGGTAAAAAAATCTCTGGTATTGGAGAGTCAATTATAGGTAGAGTTACTGCTCCAATTAAAAATGTTTTTGATAAGATCAAGGAGTTTTTCTCTCTTATTTTAACTGGTATAGTTTATAATGCTGCATATAAGTGGTTACAGGACGAAAACAATAGAAAGTTATTAGATCAAATTTTCTATTGGATTGGGAAATCATTTATTCCAGCAGTCATTGCAATCATAGTATATAAAGTTTTTAAATGGGTGAGAAGACTTTTTTTACTTGGAAGGTGGTTGTGGAAATTACCAGGTAGACTTTCACAAGCTATTAAAAAACTTTCACAAGCTATTAAAAATATTTCACCCCCAAAAGGAGGTGGAGCAACACCACAGGGACCAAAAAGACCTTCACCACCAAACCAACGACCACCTACCAGATCTCCACTTACTCAAGGAAGTGGATATGGACCAACACCAAGACCAAGACCAACACAACCACTCATAACACCATCAGGTTCTCCATTAGTAACGGATCCATTATCACCATATAAAGGTGCAGGAAGCACTCCTGGTCAAGCTCCAGGAGTTCCAGCAAAACCAGTTATTCCACCACAATCAAAGTTTGCATCATTTTTAGGTAATTTTAAAAAGTTTTTTGCACCAATAGGAAAAATTTTTCGAGCACTTGGATTCTTTTTATTATTTGATGAATTAAAATCTGACGCAGAAAGGGGTGATGTAAAAGCTATTGTAGTAAAATTGTCTGCTTATGGTTTGGGATGGCTTACTACATTCTTAATGGCTGGTGGTGGAGCAGGGCTATCAGCAACTGGTGCTGGAGCTGCTCCAGGAGTTCCTATGATTATAACCTCGATGGCCGCTGGTTTTGGTGTTGATCAAGCAGTAAGAAGTATGTTTGGGTATGGAATGTTCCAAAACCAAAATGGTAAGAAAAATGGTGGAACAATCAAAGCATCTAATGGAATGACAGTTCCAGGAAAAGGATCTGGACTGGTTGATAGTGTAAAAGCAATGCTTGCTCCTGGTGAAGAAGTTATCCGTACAAGTTCTGCAATGTTATTCAGACCTCTTCTCAAGGATCTTAACGACAATGCCGGAAGATTGTGGACACTTTTTACACAGGCAATTCGCAAATTATTTAATGTTTCCGACTATCAACAAGATGTGTCTAAAGAATTTTCAAAAGTTATAGAAGATTTTAATAAGTATTTGAAGGACGAGATCTTAAAGAAAAAAACTAAACCAACTCCTCCTGGTGGTGGTGGAATGAGATCACCATCAATCTCTCCAAAAACTATTACTCCATCTGCATCAGTATCTGCGGCACCAAGAATCACAAACATCAGTATGAATGTTTCTGCTGGTTCTGGTGGAATGACCTTCTTACCAATGGTTTTACCAAAGCAATCATCAAAACCACCACAAATACCACAAATGCAAGGCAAGGCAACTGATGTTCCCGTGATATCTCCAGTAAACTTTGCAAATCCTTATATGGAAGTTACACCTTCCTTATATGGAATTCAGTTAATGGTGTAAGATATGGACACTCAAGTCAAACAACTCAAACTGAATGTTACCAATATTAAAAGTTATCTGATCAGTTCGAATAAAGAACTGAGAAAACTTAAAATTCAGAAAAAAGACTTGTTTTTTAAATTAGAAAAACAAAGAGAATTAAAAGCAGAAGAAACCAGAGTAGAAACTAAAAATTTAGGAATTGGTGCAGGATTTTCAAGATTGATGAGTGCCGTAACTGCCCCTGCCAGAAGTATTTTTGATAAAATTTTAGATTTCTTTGGATTAATTGCTCTTGGTATCCTGATTCAAAAACTTCCTGCCATTATTGCAAAAATTGACGAGTTTTTTAACAGTGACTTTATAAAATCAGTAGGAAATGTCTTAACAACAATTGGAACAGGATTTCAAAAACTTGGAGAACTTATTAATGTCTTAACACCACAAAAGCAAAAAGACATAGATCAAAATTTAAAGGCAATTGATAAAGATATTGAAAATGATTTCAAATCTGCCGATCAAGCAGATCGAGATATTACTAAACTGGAAAAAGAATTGCAGGATATGCAATCACCTGCTCCAGCAACACCAAAACCTGCTCCAGCAACACCAAAACCTGCTCCAGCAACACCAAAACCTGCTCCATCAACACCAAAACCTGTTACACCACAAGTAACACCTACACCAAAACCTGCTCAACCACAAAAATATTCTAAGGGTGGAACTGTTCAGGAAAATAAAAATCAACAAACCAAAGCACCATATCAACCAAGAAAAAGTGGTCAGCTCAAGAGAGCAGAACGAGGAATGAATACTGGATTTGAAGATTTTTCTTTAGCAGTTGAAAATATCAATCAAACAGTTCAAAGAGATGAAAAGAATGTGATGGCATTTGCAGAAATGTCGAAGAATTTTAGAGAATATACTTTACCTTTTGGTAGTGGTAAAAATAAAAGAGGACCTGGACCAGGGCCAGGACCTGGACCTGGAAATGATCCAGCCTTGCCTGGTCCTGGAAATAATAAAGAATTTCCTTATGAATCACCAACTGGTGATGCAACCATAGTATTTTATGAGGGGCAAGGAAGAGATGCCTCTGGAGAACCAGGATTAGATTTCAGTTTTAAAGACTACAAAAACAATTACTCCCTTTTTGCTGGAGAAGTAGTAGACACACCAGTTTATAGTGGATATGGGCAGAGTCTAAGAATTAGAAGTAAAGATCCTGCGACAGGAAAAATGTTTGATGCATTGTATGCTCACTTTCCACCGGGAGGTGTTAGATTAAAAGCTGGTGATAAGGTCACTCCTGGTCAATTTTTAGGTCCAGTTGGTTGGGACCATAAAAATAACAGAGCAATTCGTGGTGCTGGAAATATGCGTGGACCACATACAAGTGTGGACTTTTTTGAACCTGGAACGGATTTGAGACCGTATTCTAATGCTGGTGGGGTAACAACTTCAGTGATTAAAAGGGAGGGAAAAAAACCAAAAGGAACTCCTGCATCAAATATAAAACCAGCACAATTGATACAACCTACATCATCATATAAATTGGACCCTTACAATCCTAATCCTAATTCTGATCCAATTAGCACTGGGGCTGGACAACTTTTAAAAGCATTACAAAGACCTGGTGGTGGAGGTGGTAACAGAAAACTATTAAATAGTACAAGTAATCGTGGAAATCAATCACTCTTCATTTATGCTATACAACCAGTAGAAACCTTTATACCATTTCCATATACAGTTCCAATACAACAAACATCCAGTTCACCACCACAAAGACAAAAATTACCAGAAATATGGAGATCATAAGATAAATGGCAAATGCAGCACAGGCATCGGCATATGAAGTTTTTGAAATTCAAAAGAATGGTAAGAAAATAGATATTACTGGACAGGATCCTTATGGTGCCAGAACAACAAGTTTTGATTACTACGAAAGTCTTTTATCACCAAATGTTACTGCCATTTTATCTTTAATGGACATTGGTGGATCTACCAATTATGATCAAATTTATGATAGACAAACAAGATCTGGAACTTTAAGCTCTGCACTTCCTCTCACAGGTGATGTAAATGTTTCTTTTAAAATTAGATCTAAATTGGGAACCTTAGATTTTACAAGAAATGCTTTATTATTTGATAAGCAAATTAATCCAAATCAAGAATCAAATCGTGAAGCAATCATCATGAATTTGGTTTCAAAATCTGCAAAGTTAAATCAAGAAGCTACCGTCTTCAAAAAATATTCCGGTAATATTACAAATAGTGTTGAAAATTTGCTTTCAAATTATTTTCAAACTAAACTTGCTACTAAAACACCAACTAAAAACTCATATTCATACATGGGAAATAGTGATTCACCATTTGAAATCATATGCCGATTAGCAGCAAAATCAGTACCAGTAAAAGGCAATCCTGGATACTTTTTCTATGAAACCAGAGATGGTTTTAATTTTAGAGCAATTGATGATTTAATTTCTCAACCACCAGTTGCATCATACTATAGAACAGACGTATTGAAGTCTGGTGTAGAGACTGATCAAAATGATTTTAAAATCGCATTGAAATCGGATATTAAACGAGAAGATTTAATTACTGCATTAAAATCTGGTGTTTATCATAGTCGAAATATTTTTTGGGATCCACAATCATTTAAATATGAAGAGATAATTTATAAGTTAACTGACAAAGGACTTGAAAAATCACTGGGCAAAAATATATCATTACCGGATGTAAAATCTTTTACAAGAACTCACTTCCATATTAAGGATATTGGAGCCTTGAGTGCTAAAATAAAAGATGATCCTAATAATGATCCAAAGGAATGGCAGGCAACGTCAACAATGAGATATAACTTGCTGTTCACACAAATTATACAAATTCAAGTTCCATGCAATCCAAATTTGAGAGCAGGTAATACAATTCAATGTGACTTTGAAATTTTATCACAGGGAAAGAAGACTCAGGGAGTTGGTGATCCAGTCAATAGTGGAAAATATTTGATTGTTAATTTGTGCCATCATTTTGATTCCTTGAGATCTTTTACTTCAATGACTCTTGTTCGTGACACTTACGGTCTATATACAAATAAAAGCAAATAATGAGTAATTTAGGAACCGTCAATATTAATAAATTCTTTATTGCTCAAGTTGCTCCTGCACAAAATCAATACTTAACAAATCCAGAGTGGCACGATGCTCATGGTGATCGAGTAAGAATTAGAATACCAGGAAAGCATCCAAGTACCAATGAAGTAAAAGACGAAAACTTACCCTGGGCAATAGTTTTAAAACCTACTTCACATGGAAATCTAAATGGTGGTTCATGTGGATTGTGGGGTGGTGAATGGGTCATGGCATGTTATTTGGACGAAAGTGAGCAGATACCAGCAATCGTTCAGGTGTTGGGTAATAATCTTACTCAGTTTGATATAAGAGCCTCTAAAAATGGTACAACCGAATTTAAAAGAGTAGATCGATTCAATTCTGGATTGACTCCAGGATCGCATCAAATTATTGGAGATTCTACAAAACCAAAAGGACCAGCACAACCAACAAAAGAAGAAATTAAAGATGCAACTAAAGATTCTCAAACAGCAGTCGGCACTGATTCAGATATTCAAGGAGCAACGACTCTTTCAGCTGCTCTTGCTCGAAACGCTCAAAGAGAATTTAGGCAAGAAATCAGAGATGCTGGATTTGGACAATTCTTGCCAGGAGCACAATCAGCAGTCGGCACTGATTCAGATATTCAAGGAGCAACGACTCTTTCAGCTGCTCTTGCTCGAAACGCTCAAAGAGAATTTAGGCAATTCGTCGCAAGTCCTGAATTTCCAGGAAATTCATGAGCACAATCATAAATATCGTCATATGGAGGTAGTATTATAATGGCAGACGTAAAATCAGAAGGAGTTGCTAGTTGGTACGGTCCTGGTTTTTATGGTAATAGAACTGCAGATGGAACAGTTCTCAAAAGAGATAGTTTATGGGTTGCTCATAAAACATTACCTCTTGGAACAAAAATACAATTTACCAATCCTAATAATGGAAAAAAGATAGTTTTACAAGTAAAGGATAGGGGTCCTTTCGAACCAGGAAGGGAGTATGATTTAACGGAATCAGCTGCAGAATACTTAGGAGTTAAAACTGGAGCAAGAACTGGAATATTACGCCTTTTAAGTCAAGAAGTTTCTAAAAGTACTCCATCTGGCACAACAACTTCAACACGTACTCCAATCCCTCTTCCAATAATCGAACTTCCAGTCGAAAAATTTAATGAATCGGAATCAAGTAATCCTGATGTAACAACACCTTCAAATCAACAATCAGTTTTTGTTCCCGACACTCCAATTCAACCAAGTCCCGTATGGACAAATGTTCCGGACGAAACATTAGACAGAATTGCAAAAGGTTCAAATGATGTAGTTGCACAATTAAATGAACAAGGTTCTGACACTTGGACACCAGAACAACAAGAATTATTTAAATCAACTCAAAATATTCTTGACTCAATCGACAAAGAAAAAGCAATTAGAAAGTCTGCCGATTGTAAAACAAAACAAACTGATAAAGGAGTTGCAGCATATGTAGATCCTCCTAAATGTGAAGCATATATTAATTCAACTGCATATCAAGAAGCTTTACAAACATATGAAACGGAAAGAGTTCAACCAGATCCCTGTGGAACTTCAGAATTAGCAGGAATTAATACTCAATTACTCAGTTTTTTTAAAACTCTAAAAAAAATTAAGAAATATGGTCAACTTTATGTTAATGGTGTAATTAATAAAGTTGGTCAAATTAGTAATTTAATTCGTAATACTGGAAGTATCATTGCGGCAATTCTTAAAATTCTTATTCAAAGATTAAGAAATTTTTTGATCGGAAAAATAAGAGCAGGTATACAAGATTTAATTGATATGCTGTTGCCAACCGTTGCCAAGGCAATCAAAAATACTATTATTCAAAAAGTTATTGATACAATTTTTTGCAAATTCAAAGATATTGCCAAAGGGTTGGCACAAATGGTTGGTGACTTCTTATTTGAATTGGTTGGTAAAATTGTAAATGTTCCTTTCTGTGCCGCACAACAATGGACAAATTCTTTGATCAACAAATTGGCTGCAGATATTGATAAGGCAATTGGTCCTGTACTGGATAAAATTAATGACGTATTAGGTCAGGTTGGTAAAATTGCTGGATCAGTCTTTCAGGCACTTGACTTTATTCTTGGATTCGAATCATTCTTATGTGCAAAACCAAATTGCCCACAGATTAAGAGTTTTATAGGAAATCCTCTAAAGGATGGTCCTAATCAACAAGATATTGATAATTTTAATAACTTTTTATCTATACCATCAGATTCTGCAATTATTGAAGGTGCAACTGGATGGACTAAAGATCTACCAATTTTTGGTGGGACATTGGGACAATATGATGGAACCCTACCAGATAGTATTGTTCAATGTGATACTGCACCATTTAGATGTGGACCACCATCAATTGAAATTTTTGGTGGTGGAGGATTTGGTGCTATTGGAAATGCGGTTGTTGATAAAATGGGCAGAATTGTTGGAGTCGATTTAGTATTTGGTGGATTAAATTATAGCAGTCCTCCTTTTGTTACAATTTTAGATCCTTGTCAAAATGGAAACTATGCATCGGCATATGCAGAAATTAATGATGATGGTGAAGTCATTAATATTATAATGGTAAATAATGGTGCAGGTTATGTCAGTCAACCAACAGGATTAAATGAATTTGACGAACCAGTAGAACAAGATTCAACAAGAACGAAGGTTAATGATTACATTGTTTGCTTGTCTGGATTTGAGATTCTTTCCACTGGAATTGGTTACAAACCAACTGATATTGTTAAAATTACTCCAAACATTGAGGGCCTTGAGGCCGTTATAAGAATGACCGAATCTGGACAAATTATAGAAATTAAACTTGCAAATAGAGTATGTGGTATCACAGACATTCCTGAAATAGTAATAAATAGTGATACTGGGTCTGGAGTTGACATTAAACCTGTGTTTGAAATTATTAGATTGAATCCAGGACCTGGTGGAACTGGTGGTGATGGTGGTGTTGGTGGTGTTGGTGATGGTGGTGATGGTGGTGCAGGTCAAATTGATCTAAATGCAATTCCAAATATTTCTATCGATTCAATTAGTAGAAGAGTTTTAGATCCAAAGACACGTCGAGATATTACTATTGAAGGTAGAATAGCAAGAGATGATGAACTTGGAGCAACAACTTCGACGGGTCAGAGGAATATCATCAGAGTTATTGATTGTGTGAGGTAAAATATGCCAAAACCAGAATGGGTACTAAGTGACAATACTTATGGAAAAATGTTCTTTGGTCCAGGAGCAGATGAAAAGAAAGATCCTGGGATTCAGTACACAGTTTCATTAACAAATGGGTATAATGAAACTCATACAAAGAATGGAAATAAGGGAGAGATTGTTCGTGGAACGTCTCACGAGATTATCAAGGGTCAAAAACCCGGTGATAACAGAAAGCAAAAAGAAGATGAAAATACTACAAAATCAATTGTTGTTGAGCAAGGTGATATTTCAATTATCGCCGAAAATGGGAATATTAAATTAAAAGCAAAAAATATTTTCATTGAAGCTGTTGGTGATGGTAATGATGGATCATTTATGGTAAAGGCAAATGAAGCCATAACTATGGTATCTGGAGAGCAAATGACTCTTGGTGGTGCAAAAATTTGTATGTCAAGCGCAGATTCAATTACATTAAATGGACAAGGTATGCTTTATATCTTATGCAAAGATATAAGTGAGGGATCTCCTCTTGCTGGAATTTTAGGAAATTTTATTCCTGGACCACTTAAAAGTTTAATTGATGGAATTGCATTAAGTTGTAAGTAAGGAGAAATTTATGGCATTTACAAAGATAGAAACTGGTACATTAGATGTTTTTAGTCCTTTAGTTGGTGGGGCTCTTCTTTTTCCAAAAGGATTTTGGGAACCAGGAACAGCATCAATTCATAAACTACATTGTGGTCAAGGTGCAACGGCAACTCCTTTTACTGCTTCGTTAGTTGTTGGACCTTCACTTACGTCTCCACTCTCAATTAATACACTTGGATTGGAACAACTTACTGGTATTCGAAATTGCTTTGGATCTGATATTAAAATTGGTTCAGATATAAGTCTTGGAGCATTGAATATTTCCTATAGTGCTGTTTTTAGTGAAAAAAATGGTCTTAAAGATTCTGTAGTTCCTTCTTGGGGTGCAAAGGCTCCAGATTTTGGTGTTGCCGCATTAAAAACAGACTTTAAATCGCCGAATGGGGATCTGTCCGGTTTTTGGAAATATAATGGTGTTTTTGTTTCAGTCGGACCTCATACTTCTGACATTACATTAAAGAAAAACATAGAACCTTTAAAAAATACCAATTGCTTAGATCAAGTTTTAAATCTTAATCCAGTATCTTTTGATTGGGATGAAGATGTCGTCCCAAAACTGGCAGAAGAATACCCCCAAATGATTGGATTAATAGCTCAAGAAGTGGAAAAAGTTGTTCCAGAAGTTGTTTGCAAGACAAAAGTAAACGTTAAGGGTGATAAATCTAGAGAAGTAAAGAGAGTTCTTTATGAGAATTTGGTTGCAATTTTAATTGGTAGCACTAAAGAGCAACAGAAACAAATTGAAGAGTTGAAGCAGAGAATTTTAGTTTTAGAACATCAATAAATAAAAATTATTAAGATTATTTGATAAAATGGATGAAAATTTAAGAAATCGTGTCGTCAAAGTTTTTGAAAATGATCAAAATCAACTTGATGGTGCATTTGATAAACAGTCTGATATTGATGTTCCCACTAAAATAGAAAAAGTTTCAGTTGTACAAAATGATAATGGAACTTGGGATAAAGATGTAGTTGAAGAGGACAGTAATCTTTATGATGAAAGCGTAGTAGGTGTAATTGAAAAACAAATTGAAGAGGATGCAAAAACACTTCAAGAATTCTGCGCAGTCCTTGACAACCAAATTATTGGATTTAACGCACAAATCAAT